TCGTAAGAGAATGATAGTTCTGCGAGGGCAAGCAGGGGGAATCCGCTCACCATCGCGTACATGCAGTAGGTCCATTCTACGATGTCGAATGTCATTTGTTACTCCGTAGTTGTTTTTCAAGTTCTGCTTGTTGGATGCGCTTGAAGCGCCGAACCGTTATGTGCGCTGACCAGAACATGTTGGGGTGGTTGTTATCGAGAGAGACGCGTATGTCTTCATCTGCGATTCTCATTCTTCCGATGAAGTTGAGAGCCATTGCTCGGTCGACCCGAGCGTAGAACATGAACCTGTTTTGTTTAGGTGTTCCAGGGATAGATAGGTAGCGCGTGAATATCGCCACCTGTTCTGGTTTCTGATTTGTCGTCATTGTAGTTACTCCATAGGTATGAGCGAGACTCAGCTGGCTGAGGCTCAGTGAATGACTGAGGAAACTCGAAGAGGTTCGCTCAGTCCAGTGGAAGAGACAGCTCGTCTGGCTCTGGAGCTGTCCCAGAAGATTAGACTTGTGATGCCAAAATTTCTAAGACTTCTCTTTGAGAGTATCCAGTCTTAAGGGCTATATCTTTGACAGACATTCCGCCTTCATTGAAACGCCAAAGTATATCTGAATGGGTCCAGAATTCTTTGGGGTTTTCATCGGTGATGTCTGCCAAGAGCACGCGTTCGACATATTGGCAGTAGGCCCTTACTCGGGCCCATCGTGATTTGTCAGTAACACGCAGGTTGTGTTTGATAAAAGTTTCATAGTTCATGTAGTTCATTTTGAGTCCTTGGGGGTGGGGGCTGAGCCCCCGTTGTTATAGTTCGTAGGCGAAGAAGGAGTTTTCTTGTTCTTCTCTCCGCTCCTCTTCAAAGGCGAAGATCCATTCGTAGTACGCGGTCAGTTCTTGAAGGCAGTGACGCTGCCATCCCCTTCCTGTTGATTGTTGGCACATGAGTTCAAATCTCCTGCGAATGATGGAGCGGAACATTTGTATTTCTTCGTCTGTTACTGCCTCGGCTACTCCGAGTTCTGAAGCTTGTTCGAAGCACTCTTGTTTCTGTTCGATAAGAGCGTTGAGTTGCGATAGTTCCCAGTATTGTAGTTTTTCCATTGTGGTTGTTCTCCTGTTGTTGGGGCCGAAGCCCCGTTGGTTAGTTATTTGGATTGTGGTTGTTCTTCTAATTCTTCGGCGAGTGCACGCCGGTTGGTTTGGATACCAATTCCGCATCCTCTGCACTCGGCATTTCGTTTCCATCTGGTGGTTTTTTCACAGAGGACGCAATATTCCTCAAGGTCCTCCCAGAGGGTAATAATGATAGTTCTTTCTGGTTTATTTTCTGCAGTAGTGTTTGAGGAAGAAGTATTTTTCATTTTAGAACTCATGTTATTTTTTAGGTTATTTAAGTATTTTAAAAAAGGAAGAGGAGGTTATTCCTCCTCCGCCCAGCCGTCTTCGGCTCGGTCGTCCATAGGGATCACCTTTGTAGGGTGGTTCTCCCTGTGGAGTACGAGGCGGTCTGCTTGGAGATCATCAGCATCGCGGTTGTCCAGGTAGTCCTGGAGCATTGTGGAGTCGTCTCCCTCCATGAGTGGAAGAGTGAGCTTGGCTTGTGGGACAAAGTGAGGCCTTCCTGGGAGGCGGTTGAAGTATCTCCTGCCGTCTCTGCAGAACATGAGCCACCCGACCCATTCCAGTTCGTCGAGGATGCGAGTGGCCTCAAATTGAGCGACTCTGTCGCTTTTCCCTACTCCGAAGATGAAGGGAGTGAAGCGAACGTGATTTGTGTGGCTGTCGGGTCCCCCGACAGTGAGGACTTCCTCACGGCAGTAGACGTGGCCGTTCCTATTTAGAATGATGAACCCTCGTTTGACCCATTTGCCGTCAGGACGAGCCCAGGGTGTCCTTATTATCTTGAGGTCCAGGCGACTTTGGAACTCTTGGGGGCTCAGGGGAGAGCGGGGGGCTTGGCTCCCCAGGGGAATGTGGTGCTTGAGTGCGTTGGACATGGTTGCTCCGAGTTGTGCCTCCCTCCTGGAGGCGTAGTTAATATTTACTCTCTCAAAAAGGGCGGAGCCGAGAGGAAATATTCACTGCGCTGCAGGGGGGGAGCCACGGTCAGGCAGCTGGCTGACTGGACGGGGGAAGTCAACTCGGAGAAACCATGGGAAACAAAGGAGAGTAACTCATGGACATGGGGTGACATGAACCACGCGTGCTCGCATGAGACAACACGTTGACAGAGGAGACTGGACCTCATTATAATAAGAGAACTCCCGTTGAATCCTGCGGGAAATGGCGGCTGACGTTGGGTATTCTAAATAGGAAAAGGACTCGTTGGAGGCCGTGAGGAAGTACTCAGCCTTGGCCCTCACAACTCACGGTCGTGGAAGGACTGGAGTCTTCGGTGGAGGGAAACCCGGGGGCACTTTGAGGTCCCGCACTCCCCACGTACTGGGGTGGGTCGGGTTGCCATGCTTCGCCGAGACGGCAGGAGATACTTCAACAGCTGGACAGGTAGGACTCACGACTCACACACGCCACGCTCAGGATGGAGGGATTGGTGGGAGACGATGGAGCAATGCTACAGGACTACATGGACATCACCGACTTGATCTCCGCAGACCGACTCGGATGGAGCAGGGTGATCCACCTGGAGAAGGTGTCCATATGGAAGACAGAGACGAAGACGGCTGGGCGGAGGAGGAATCGCGAGCGGGGGATCACAGTGTGGGTTGCAGCCTCACAGCCTCACGACATTGGCATCCCACACTTTGATCCCCCGCTCGCGCTCTGAGGCGTTCGGAGTCCCACTAATAGTCGATTTCTTGCGGACCCATTTTCTCACCCATATACTAAAACTGGAGGACAGCATGGACATCAAGAAGTTAAGCGCCAAAGAATTTATCTCTAGCTTGTACATTTACAACAAGGAGAGGAAGCGACTCACGTTTTTTGACCTTAACCCTGCACAAGCTGATTTACTAGACGTTCTTCTAGCTCATGACCGTGTGATTGTTCCAAAAGCCCGTCAGCTAGGAATATCAACGTTAATCAGAGCCTACTTTTTCTGGAAAGCGTACTGCGCTGAACATCCGAGACCATATGCGGTCATGAGCCATACCCGCTCTAGTGCCGAGGGGTTGAACAAGATGGACAAGACGTTCTATCGCAACCTACCCCCAAAGTTCAGGGTCCCCCTAGCAAAGTTAAATACTAGGACGATGGTTTTTCAAGACTCAGGCGCCAGTATGGACATCTACACTGCAGGGGGAAGGGGCGGGACTCGTTCGTTCGCAGCAGCAGCAGCGCACTTGTCTGAGTTTGCGTTCTATCCCAATCAAGAAGAGACCCTCGCGGAGGTGGAGGCGACAGTTGGAGACGGGCAGGTGATTATTGAGTCTACAGCCAACACTCCAGGGGATAAGTTTCACCAGTTAATCTTAGATGCTCAGGAAGGGAAGAACGAGTGGGTGGTCGCTTTTTATGGGTGGCCCATGAAGCCCGAATATAGGAAGAAGCCTTCAAACAACTACCGGCTCTCGTCTGAAGAGCGCAAGATGAGCAACGATCACAACCTTGATCTTCAGCAGATGTTTTGGAGGAAGAAGAAATTAGCGACCCTGGGATTAGAGAAGTTTCGCCGTGAGTTTCCCCTCACAGTTGAGGAGAGTTTCCTAGCTGCGACTACGTTCTATTTTGACTTGTCAATATTAGAGGGGATAGAACCCATACCCCTCGGCGCTAGAGCCCATCGACCCGTTGAGGAGCCTAACCCCCAAGAGGAATATGTGCTGGGCTGTGATGTGTCCGCAGGGGTGGGGGGTGACTTCTCCGCGATCACAATCTTGAGCCTCGCAACCCGTGAGCCGGTGTATCATTTTGAGAGCAACACAACTACACCCTCACAGCTGGGCGATATTATCGTGAGTCTTGTGAGGAAATACAACAATCCCTTGGTTTTAGTCGAAGCAAACGGCTACGGCTCCACAACGCTCAACCAGATTGAGCGCACAGGGTACAAAAAGTTATGGACAAATGACAGAGGTCGTCCCTTCGAAACCCGAGCCCATAACAGACTAAGATTGTTTGAACATTTAAGAGAAAGAATCGAAGCCCATTCCTTCTCTAGGCTAGATTCGCGTCTTTTGGACCAGCTCAAGAATACCATCTGGGATTCAGTGCGGGAGAGACCCGATCACCCCAAAAACGGGAACGATGATTTGCTTATGTCCTTTGCATTGGCGCTGTGGGCATGTAAGGATATTCCATATTCTTTGCTTTCCTCTATGAGAGCAAATATTATCGACCAACACAAGACACGAATGAGGGCACGGCGGGCACAAAAGGCTGTTCCTTGGAAAACCTCCGTACCTAAACGCAGCAGGAGTCCTTACTAATGGATGCTCACGATGTGAAGACTTTGCTTATCGACCATGAGCGCTACTGGGAATACCAGCGGCACGACATGGAAAAGTATAAGGCCATTTACGAGACACGGTTTTGGGATGATCGCCAAGATGACCCTACAGCGATAGTAATCCAGACCCAAGATTGCTATAGCTACGTTGAGTCTTACCTCGCTGGGCTGTATGCCAAGAATCCTGCCATCGTCCTCAAGGCTGGTCTGCGAGGATTAGGTGATCCTGACAAGTCATCCGCTGTAGTCAACGAGTTTTTGACCAAGTGCAGGCAGCAGATCGAAGAAGCCTCACGGATGGCGCTCATTTATCCCAACGCATTCTTTAAAATCATCCCTGTAGGGGGTGAGGATGTCTATGATATGCTCCTTCCAGTCGCCTTGCCCCCCTGGGAGGTGATTGTCGACCGTGATGCAAGCCGTCATGACCAGCAAAGATACATCGGACATGTGTATTACTGCCCATTGCACATGGCCAAAGAGCGCTTCGGCGCCAAGAAGTTCGATACCGTGAGCCGTGAGCGCTACTTTAAGTTCACAACTGACCGTCTCCCTGAAGAAGAGGAGAAGATGAGGGATACAGAGTTCGACAAATACATCAAAGTTGTTGAAATCTATGACCTTGTGAACAATAGGCTCCAGTTTTGGACCCCGAACTGGGGTGAGGGGAAGAAATTCCTCACAGATGACCCGATTCCTTTTAGGGATTACGCGGACAGGCCCAGTGTGCCCATTGTTCCCTTCTATTTCTCTTCAATGCCTGACCAGCCCATGATTGGGTACAGCGCAGTGCGCCGCATCTATGACCAATGCTACGAAAAGAACGTAGTTCGGTCTTTTCAAGCAGGAGCCGTGAGGAAAGCCTCACGTCAGTATCTTGTGAGGAAAGGAATCATGGATGAAGAGCAGATGGCTCAGCTGACATCTGGCATTGATGGCCTATTCATAGAGGTTGACGACGAAGACTTGGACGCTGTGATTCGCCCGATTCCTCACACAATGGTTCCTGTAGAAGTTGGCGCCTACGCGCAAACCGTGACTCAAGACAAAGACGCCGCAGACCAGCTCGCTCCCTTCGCAAGGGGGGAAGCCATGAAGTCAGCGACTGCCACCGAGGTCGCGGCGCTTGCTTCATACTCTAGCTCACAGCTAGGCCAAATGGCCCGCAAAAGAGATGCGGCCATCGAGCAGTTGAGTCGTGTGTACTTGAATATTTTAGGCCTCTTCCTTGAAGACGAGAAAGCTCTCTCGGTTTTGATTGATGGAGTCCCAGAGATTGTCAAACCGTCAGACGTCATTGGAGATTTTGACGTCTTCGCCGCTGACATGGCAACGACTCCAATGAGTGAGCAGCTTGCCAAACAGCAATTGCTGGAGAACATCCCAACGCTCTTGCAATTGGGGGTCCCCCAGCCTGAGATTTTAAAAGAAGTCGTGCGTATGCTGGGGCTCCCTGAGTCTTTTATCCCTGTCGTTCCAACTGAAATGGCTCCCCCAGGGGGCATGCCTGGAGCCATGAACGCAGGGACGCAGATGCCTCTACAAGATGTTTTGGCTGACCCTGGACCTGCCAATGTCGCTCAATACTTACCCCAGATGAATGATGCCGTTATTTGATTATAAATGTCCTGAAGGTCACGTCGAAGAGCACTATTTTCCTGTTGGTGAAACAGCGCCAAAACAGGTTCCATGCAACCTGTGTGTTCATTATGGGCCTGATGTGCATTGGGCGACAAAGCAGCTTCCATTAATCTCTCGAACTGCAAACCGATGGGGCGACACCAATGGCTATTACTCTCCTAACCTCCAATCTTACGTCAACAACTCCCAGCACAGAGACCAGCTCATGCGTGAGAAGGGACTTGTTGACCTCAGAGACATGGACAAGCATTTCTTTGAAGATCGCATGGAACAGGAATGTCAGGAATATAAAGACGCCGAAGCAGATTCTCAAGAATACCAGCGAAAGCTCAAAGAGCATGGAGATGCTGGAAGAGCCGCAGCAGAAACATTTAGTATCGATAAACTAAAAAGCAAAGGTCTATTAGACGAAAGCATAAGAGGTGAATGATGGCGTACGAAACAATGGGCACACCTGAGTTAGAAGGCATGGCTATGGACATGGCTGCTCAAGTTGATCAAAACCAAGAGACAATGACAATGGCGCGAGCCCCTGAAGGGGACTTCAGCTTGACTCGGTTAAACGCAGTTGTTGATGCGCTTAATGATGTCGTTGATTTATTCCCTGACGTAGAGATTTATCCTTCTTTCCAAGAAGAAGTTGATCTCTTCCCTGATGAGTTTGTCACGTATTTAGACATTGTCAGCGCGGCGGCTCGAGATGCCGGTGTGGATGAGCTGGATATTGCTATAGAAGGAATCTCTGATGATTCAGACCTAACGCTCCTCGCAGGACAACTGAAGAGTCTTGCGAAAAACAAAGACTTTCAACGGTTTATGAAGAGCGAATACGCAGCCGCTCCTGAAGAAGTTGTTGAAGAAGAAGTAATCGCTCCCGATGAGCAACCACCTGAAGAGGTTGACACCCTATTTATGGAGAGAATGTAAATGTCAGAAGTCGAACAGCATGTTACCCCTACAGAGTCGTCTCCCCCAGACGCGGATTTAAACACTTCTAACGAACCAGTGCAGGACTCTTCTGCTCCTGATGCCTCCAACGACAACGTTCCATCATTTGAAGCATTACCCGAAAATGCTGGGCGTCAGGAGCGAAGAGACTCTGTTTTAAATTCTTTAAAAGACTACATTGAGTCTTCAGTTGAAGATGAAAAAATTCAACAAGACGAGATCTTGTCTGGTGAAGGTGGTCACACGGGCATCGATTATGCGGAGGTGATGTCAAATCTCCCCGAAGACGCCAAGAAGCTCATGGCCAACATGAGGGCAGACTACACAAAGAAGACAATGGAGCTTGCGAAAGAACGCAAAATGCTCCAAGTTAGTCGTGAAAGCTTGGCTCAGAACGAAGAGTGGAATCGACAAATCAAGGAAGCCGCTGAGCAGGAAATTGACTTCAATCCTTATGATGAAGCTAGCTTTGAGAAGCGCGTTCAGAAAGAAGTAGCTCAGAAGCTTCAGGAGATGATGCGCCCTGTTCAACAACAACATGAGATCGAAACGCGCAAACTTCAGCTTGAACAGTTCAAACAAAATCATCCTGATCTTATGGACCACAAACACGAGGTCGCTAAGATGCTCATGGCTGATGAGGCTCTCTCATTGGAGAAGGCGTATTGGATTGTCAAAGGCAAAGCTCTTTCAGAGCAACAGCAAACTCAAGCTGCCGAGCTGGCTAAATATCGTAAAGCCGCAAAAGATGCTGGCCTCCGAGTAGGCGGCGCATCCCGCGCACGAGGGGGAGGGATACCTGATGCTGTTAAATCTCAGGGTGCGTGGGCTATTTACAAATACTTAGAAGGCAATAAGAAAGGTTAACTGAGAGAGGCCAGCTTTTTTTAAAGATCGCATTTGTTGTAGAATTTGCCTCGGGCTTTTTTCCTTGGCTGGCCTCTCTCTTCCTTGCATTTCCTGTCATTATCGTTTAGAGTTATTGACATCCGCCCCCCTCTGGGACAAGGCACATCGGACCCTATTGGGTAACCAACAAAATCGATGAACCTTTTTCCATGAGAATACAATGGCAATTTCAAATGATATTTTGTCCAGTACCCTACGCGTGCTGGCTAAAGAAGCTGTCGATCAGCTCTTCGTATCGACACCACTTCTTGAAGCAATCAAAGCTAAAGGCGGGATTGAAACCATCGACGGTGGTTCTAAAATCCAAAGACCTTTAATCCTCGCAGAGCACAGCTCTATTACTCAGTTGAGTTCTGGCTATGAGCCAATCAACTTGGCAGTCAGCGATGTCCTCCGCACCGCTGAGTTCAACTGGTGCGACTTCATCGCTCCGATTGTTATCACCAAGAAAGAAGAGCTCTCTAACCGTGGACCACGCGCCATCCTTTCCATCGCTGAGGCTCGCCTCAAAAGCGTGATGGGAATGCTCAAAAGGGAATGGGAGAAGCAATCTGTAAAGGCAGACTCTTCTGTCCTTAGCGAGATGCTTAGCCTTGATGGAAAGAATCTTGCTACAGGCTTCTTGTATCCAGCGGCTTCTGTAACTGCCTCTGTTGGTGGCTTGGCAAAGAATGTTTTTACTGAGCTTAACAATCAATATTTTGATGCTAATGGTGTAGCAAATCTTGATGTTGGAGATATGGCTCAGTTGTATATCAACTGTCAAATCAACAGCCCAAGCGGTGTGCCCAATCTAATCTTGGCCTCAAATGATTCTTATGTCGCTTATAAGAAGCTTTTGTTTGCTAATGAGCGTTTCGTTAACGAGACTACTCTGGACGGGGGCAAGCTCGCGTTGGCCTTCCACAGTGCTATGATGCATGTTTCGCCAAATATGCCTGCTGGTACTTCTGGCACAGAACAAATCTCTATGTATTTCCTCAACACTGAGCACATCAAATGTGTGTTTGATTCAGATGCCAACTTCACCATGAGTGATTTTGAGAATGTGTCTGGATATGCTTCTCGAAGCGCCAACATCATTTGCCGAACTCAGCTCATCTTTGATCACCTTAAGAGCCAAGGCGTCTTGGCAAACGCGAGTTAAACATGGCTACTAATGATTTAATTCAAAAGCTCCCAGCAAAGGGAGAAGATCCGCTTACTTCAGAGACAATGTCTCACCGTAGAACGGTTGAAACTTTTATTGCTGGCGGCACAATTGCCATTGGTGATGTTGTCGCTTGGGAAGATAGCAAGACTGGCGCTGAAGCGGCTTATACAGTAGAGGCTGCTGGTGCTGTTGCTACGGGTAACCCTTTAGCTTGCGGTGTAGCGATAACGGCTGCAACCGCTGGTCAACGGGTAGATGTAGTCACTGCTGGCTATGTTGCTAAAGCAAAAGCTGGCACTATTGCTGGTACTGGATCTTTAGTTGGCGCCATTGGCGCGGCTGAAGTTGGTACAATGCCAGTTCAAGCTACATCTGGTACTGTTGCTTGGCAATCTGTCTTTGGTGTGACTCTAAAAAGCAAAGTTGGCAACTTTGTTGAGATGATGGTCTATCGACGATTTTAATTTCTTCCTTGGGTGATCGCTGTTCGCCCTTAGACCCCGTAGGACCACCATCCCTGCGGGGTCTTTCTTTCATGAGGTGAGTATGAATTTGCGTCAGATGATTGATATGGCTGGTAGCATCCTGGACTATGCCCCTGGTGTCACAGCTTATGAAGATGAAGTGAGACGGTTTATAAATGAGATCTATCTGGACCTCTATGCTGACCGCGCATGGAACTTCGCTCAGAAGACATTTATGCTCACACTCAAAGCTGACCGCTCGGTCAGTACGAATGCTGCCATCTTGAGTTCTACCAGGGTTAAGGTGACTGGCGGCAGCTTCTTCACTGAAGACATGGCAGGTATGATTTTAGAAATCATAGACAATGTTGCAAATGCTGGAGAGTATGAGATACTTGCGGTTGACTTGTCAGGTTCTCCAAACACAGAAGCGATTCTGGTTAACAAGAACGGAGGCGCGCCTGGTTTAATTGGCACTGGCAGTGCCACCTTCAAAGTGAAACACCGCTATGTTGATTTACCTGCTGATTCCATTGATGTACTCTCACTTGGTATTCGTAGCCCTGAAAACGAACGACAAGAGTTTGGCTACCTTAATCGTTGGCTGGACGAGCATCTTGCTCTTGATGTCGATTTGGTTAGTCGGCCGACTGATTGGATAATGGATGATGAAGTGACGCTCCCGCAGCCTCGCTTCAAGCCAACTGTTACCGATGCTGGGTCGGGGACCAGTCCTGCGGCTGGCACCTATGATGTCTGCTATACCTTTATTCGGCAGAACAGGGAGAGCGCCCCCTCCCCTGTATCTGTAGCGGTAACTCCTAACACCACAAACTCTATTAATGTTAGTAATTTACAGCGCACAGACAACGATTACCTGTATAAGCGTGTTTACTTTCGAGGCCCTCAGTCGAATCGGTTTTATCGGGCTGAAGCAGCAGACGACGCGCCAAGTGTAACCACTACAGGCACCGTGTCCTTTCAGAACATCAACACTTACTTGGTAGAGTCCGAGCCTTTACCAGAACATGAGGGGACATATAAGCGCGTCCGAATGTATCCGCGCCAAGACAAAGATTACGAGGCAACGCTTCGTTATGTCTATCGCCCTCAGCGACTATTGGACGACTCAGATGTGCCTGAATTTCCCTCAGAGTTTCATCGCTATTTGGTTTATAGATGTGTTGAAGAGCTTTTCGTCAAACACGGCAATCTTCCCCAATCGCAGATGTATCAGCTCAAGGCTGACGATGAGTTGATGAGAATGCAGCAACGCTGCCTCACGCGTGCAGCAACAATATGGATTAAACAAGTCTTTAGGCAAAGCGCTGTTTACAGGCGCCCACGTCCTCGCTTGACTCACAACTAGAGGCGTTCATGAAAACTGAGCATCGTTTTGCAACCGCTGTCCTTAGAGGTGTTGACGAAAGGGTTCCAGCTGACCCTGAATCTGCAGACTTAGTGCAGAACTTTACTCGTGAAGTCCGCACTAACGCTTGGGACAACCGAATTGGATACGAAAAGTTTTTCACCAAACAAACAGCATACGCCCCCTGGAGCGCTCTCCCTGTTCTTTCGAATGGGGCCACTCGTATCGACAGCTTGTTTATATGGAATCGCCATAACGGCGCCCAAGAGTTCATGCTTCATGAGACTAGGGGAGCGCTTCTCTTTACAAAGAACTACCAAAATCAATTGGCTGTTCTTCAGACGGGGAGAGAAATCCCATCCGTCACCGAGGCCTGCACTCAATATGTACCTATGGGGCGTTGGATCATTATCTTGAATGGTTACAATCGTCCTGTAAAATGGTCTGCCTGGCCTATGAACATTGACAATGCAGTATTCCCGTCAGCACCTGGGAATCTGTTGTATGATGTAGGTTGGGACGGTGCGCCTTCTCCGCCCGAAGCGTATCATGGGTACTTTGACCCTGGTGCGAACAGCGCTGCTATTGATGATTTTATTGGCAGGGTCTGCTCTATTCCCAATGGAGCCACAGCCAGCGCGGCCGACCTTAGAACTTGGAACTCCGATTCTACCTACTTGGGCAGCACTAGCAACTCGGTAAGGCCTGCCTATTATTACAAAGTAACCTTTGTGAACAACACGGGTTCTGAGTCCCCCATCTCAGGGGCATCAACTCTAGCTCATTGGGAAAACGCTGACTACAAGGTTACGTATGGCTTGGTGGTTGATATTCCCCGAGGGCCTGAAGGAACAATAGCGAGGAGAATCTACCGCACCAACAACCAGGGGGGAAGTCAAACCAGCCTCTTTCAACCAGACACTACCTTAGGAGACGGCATCTTTCGGTATGTTGGACAAATCGACAACAACATTGACGAGTGCTTTGTCGATACAGTTTCTGACTCTGAATTGGCAGGCCTTGCCCCCTCTGAAGAGAACTCAATCCCAATGCCAGCTCCTAAAGCTCGGTTTGGCGCTGTTTTCAAAAGCTGCCTGTTTCTTGACGGAGGCGCCGGTGAAGACGCTCGATTGTATTGGAGCTATCCAGGAACTCCAGACACATTTGAAGCGCTCTCTTTCATGGATTTGTCTGGCAGACCTGGAGGCGCCATAACGGGCCTTTATGCCTATTACAATATGCTTCTGGTCTTCAGGGAGGGTTGCATTGATGTAGTCCACGGAGACTATGCCACAGGCTTTCAGGTAACGACTCTTCGGCAAGGCATTACTTGTCGAAGCCCAAACACCATCGCCACGATTCCAAATGTTGGAGTCATCTTTATGGCTGAAGATGGCATCTATATTTTGTCAGGCTCAATGGACGGGGGGTCTGAAGTGCAGGTCAATCGCATCTCTGACGTAATCAGAAGCACGATTGATCGCGTCAACAAAGACGCCCTGGCCCGAGCTACGGGAACATATAGCCAGAAGTGGAAAGAGTATCATGTGTACTTCCCCGCTGATGGAGAAGACAAGCCTACGCTGGGCATTGTCTTTCATGTGGAGCAAATGGTCTTCTCTCTTAGAAGCTCTGATTTTCCAGTCGGATGTATTGATTCAAACCTTAATGGTGATCTAATTTTTGGCCATCACACGGGAGCCTTGAGTGATGTCACCAAAGAGTCTGGACTGTTTGTGATTAGTCGGGCGCGACAGAATGGGTACACTTACACCGCAGACACAGACACTTATTCACGAAGCTCTCCTCCCATCAGCGTGTGGCGCAGTCCGTTTCATGACTTTGCGCGGCCTGAGCAAAAGAAATACGTGAAGTACGTCTATCTGTATGTAATGACTACAGGCTCCAATAAGATACCCATTACGTACACTAAAGATTACGAGTTGACTGGGAACACCAGCGGCTCGTATCAAATGCAGATGCCAGACCGAGCCTCTCAGAATGTTTGGAATACTGCGGTTGTTGGCACTGACGTTTGGGAGCGCCCTCGCGTTACTGAGATTCGTTACCCCATTGCTGATGGAGCGTGTAGCCATTTTCAGTTTGAAATTGCGACCAATAACGACATCGTCTTGATTGGATATGCGATTGATTATCAAATGAACGCAACAAAAATCATTCGAGGTAAGAGATGACTTTAAAGTGGAATGAAGGAGAGCCTCGCGCTGACAACATCGTCGATGCTGGCCAGATCAACAAATCTTATGACTCTTATAAAGCTGCTATTAATGGCAACTTAGGGAGAGACAATCTTCCCCACAATGTCATCGATAACACTCATACGACAAGCAACGCGTTTCACTCTATCTCATTAACTGAGAACATAAAGATTCCGGCAGGCGATAAGACCTGGGTGAACAGCGGTACTGATTTAGGCCCCGGGGGGTGGACTGCTGATAAATATGAGGGTGGCTGGTACAGATTACACAAGACTTCTGCTCTTCAAATGCAAGAGGGAATCCTTCACATTGAGTTGATGGGATTCGGTTGCTACAACTTGTATAAAACTCAACAAGCTGCTGGCGGCGAACAGAGGGATCGCCCCTATGGGCTCGAGTTTAAAATCCACGTTAACGGCGCTGAGATTGTTCGCTCACCTCTGTATTGCTACACAATACAGCCTGTTCATGTCGTGGTTGATGTGCCCATCGCTGGCGGTGAAAAAACAATTGAAGTGTTCTGGCGCATTGACGCTACTGCTCCGTCTAATACTTCAGACCTTTGGCAGGTTTACTTTGGCGGGCTTCAGTTGTTTCTTATGAACAGGTATAGATAATGTCTCGTATTACAAATCCTCGTTGGACTCCAGGCTCTGTTATTACCAAAACAGGAACAGAAGGTGTTGATACCAAGTTTGCGGCATTTGAAACTGCAACAGCTACCATAAACGCAGACAATGTTCGCAGTGAAGGAGTCGATGTTGGCAACATTTATTCTGCTCCTGCAGATACAGGTAAATCCTCTGATGTTGCGAAAAGCATTGTAGTTACCTTTGCGGGCTTTGAGAAAGCAGGCGCCACCACAACTGCTGTGGCAAACGCTCAAGCTGCGTTAGAGCTAGAGCAAGTTTCTACGGTTGCTGCAGGCAATCCGCTGACGCTTAGAACTACAGATGTTCTTCGTGTTTATTGGCAAATTCAGCTGGGCAACATCACAGACTCTCCTTGGCCTTCTGGCTTTCGCCCACAAAACAGCACTGTACATACAGCGTCTGGCAACGCTAAGCTAAAGGATGCTTCTGGAGGATTGATGTGGCTTATTTGGCCGCAATACCAGACCTCTAGCGGCGGCTCTTGGGCAAACTTCTCAAACCAGCCAGACCCAGAAACAAATACTCAAGTTCAAGCTGACACTTCAAATACGGTAATGCCCATTCCGCATATTATGTATAACCAGTTTTGGATCAATCAAGGCGGCACAGGCCCCAATACAGGGACACCTCTGACTGTACCTCCCGCAAAAGGCGGGACGGACGGAATAGAAGCTGTTGCAAAAGCTTCGTGGTGTAGGGGCTGCTTTTGGACACCAACTCAAGACACTCAAATCTGGGCGATTCGCATCGTTATTCGAGGATTGTATCGCATGACAACGAGTGGTTCTGTGGGCTCTCAGGTGACTCGATTTGATTACGCGAGTGCTTTGGGAGAGTACACAGGTGCAGGAGGGGTTGCCCCCAACGTGCAAAAAATCAATGTGTGTGGGCGTTCTTTAGGCGTCATTGCTATGAGGAAAAGCTAATGGCATTCAGCAAAACCGTTGTAAATGATGCTCAGCCAATACTGGCTGCAACTGTACAGGGAAACTTTGAGAAGCTTAGTCAGTATATAGGCGGCTCAATGGTTGCTGGCTCAGGAGGCTCAGGAGATTTGGCTACCAATTGGGTTGAATCAAAGCACCTTATGAAGCCCCTGTATCACGCGACTTCAAACACCATGGAGTTTGTATCTGGCTTCCAAGGGGGAAAGTTTCGCACTGTGCCTAAAGACATGATGACGATGGTGACAAAATACAACACCAATCGTCAGAACGCTTCTATTGTAAACATTGAAAATGCATTGTTTAACTATGTTGGAAACACCTCCATTGAGATGCGCGTTCCTCGCGGAGTTCGATATATTTTAGTTCAATACACTGTGGCTCCTCAGACGCCGTTGTTTAAAGTTCACTCTGACATTGGTGGAGAGCAGCATACAGAGCTGAACCTTGTAATCCAAAGCGGCGACGAACTAACTTTAGACAACATGAACGAGACTGCGGCTTCAATTGATAAGAGAAAACCTCAGTCTTCTTCATTTACATACGTCGAAGACAGTCAAGATGCAGCATACCGAACCTTAAACACAAGCCGTAAAGCAATGAGCGGCTTTTATTTGATGACCAATCAGAATGCTTCTATTTATAGAATAGCTCTTACAGGCAGATCTGATTGTGCTTGGACAAGATTTATTAACTGGACGATCAGCGTGGAGGCTTGGATTTAATGGCTTATGATTCTTCAAACTATTTGATGCAGCGCACTTCGAGTGCCGCTCAAGGCGCCGCTGCTGGAGCGGCTTTAGGTTCTGCGGCTTCTCCTCTTGGCTCTTTAATAGGAGCTGGAGTTGGCGGTCTTGCTGGGTTTGCCATGGGCGGTCCTAGCGAAGCTCAAAAGCTGCGCGACGAACAACTCGCAGAATATAGGCGCCGCCAAGAAATGGGCCTTTTGGGTTTAACGGATGAAGAGCTAGCGGTTCTAAGGGCTCAAATGGTTGATCCAATGCTCGCTCAACAACGTCAATTTGCCGCTACTCAAGCAGCAGGAATGGGCATGATGGGGGCCGGGGCCGCTGGCCTTACCGCTAAGACAGCGATTGCTATGGAGGCGGAAAAAGCAAGACAGCGCCAAGTAGCGCAACAGCAGTTGGCGCAAGCACATCTTCAAAAGCAGATTGCTGAAGAGGCGCTGATGGAAGAGATGATCGCAAGCAAAGAGCAAGAGATTCAGAAGTCTAAACAAGAAGCTCTCGCTGCTGCCCCTGGTCTTGCGACCACATTGGGGACCGCCGCTACTGATCTTGGTGAGGCTAAGATCTTAAAAGAGCAAGAAGCTCAGATGGCTCAGATGGCTCAAGATCAAGATGCGTTTCAAAAAACAATGGACTTGCCTGGGCCTCAAGATTTAGATGAAGTCATCGCGACTTACGAGGCGGCAAAAAGCACTATGCGTCCTGAGCTTCAGGCTCAATGGGACGAGTGGATTGCACAACAACAGGCTGCGATTAATCAGCCCGCTTCAACTCAAGACCAATATGCTTCTTATTGGAAAGATGAGGGCTTCAAGCCTTCTGCTGCTGAGCGCGGGCTTGATCAATTCTTCTTGGGAGAAAACACCGCTCCTGGCGCTATTCAAGGCCAAGACTTGGTCTACCTTCAAAGCTTGGCAGCAGAGCTTGGGATTCCTGTTGAGACGTTGATGAGATCAATGACATACCAAGGGACTATGGGTGCCGCGAATCCAAATGCTATTAGCCAAGATTGGGGGGCGTACTAATGAGTTATTACAACGCTATAAAGGCAGGCAAAAAAGATGCCATTAATCGCTCTCTTGGTTGGGCTCAGGAATCTTTAAAGCAAGATATTCTAACTGACTCTGAGTACAGAGCCTTACTTATGGAGCACATCAACGCGCTTCAAAAAGAGATCACTCTTTACGATAAAGCAATCGCAGAGCTAGGCGTTGTAAACGCTGATGATCCAGCTGAGATTAGGCGAAAGTTCGTTCGAACCACATCTAGCAAAGCAGGAGACTCTCAGTTAGATGCGCTTCGCGTTTATTCGGACTTGGCTACAGCAAAAGCTGAGCAGATGTCTAAAAACAAATCCGCTGAAGCGGCCATCTTTGCCCCCGCGAGGAGCGTCCACACTCCTTCAATGACTCGACTCGCTGATGATTTAAGAGCGGCTAACGCCACAATCGCTGGGGCGGCGGGTGACGATGTCAGGTTAGCGGCAATCGCCCCTCAGGTCCAGCGAGTGTTAGAAGGGATTCAGCTTGAGCTAGGCCCCCAGGGCGCAGAAGAAAAATACAACTCTTCAATGAGGCGATTGCTTGACGCTGTTGAACTTGGAGTCGGCGCTGATTTAGCTAAGAAGCTCTTGGTTGACAGTCAAGGCATCGCAAACAGCTTGGCAGACACTGCAAACGCCATGGTTGCTGGCGGGGCTTGGCACACGACAGGCCAGTTCGAAGATTACAAGCGTGACCAATCTCTTGACCACGGAATAGGTGATTACAGAGATATAGACTCTGCGATGGACCTAATCGTTGGGGCCGACCCTGTCCCAGGCAGGGGGGAGGGGGGTCTCCTTAAAGAACTTCCCGCCCAGGGCACCGCAGCCGGCACAACGCGAACTGAGACTGAAACTCTTACTGCTGAAGCGAAAGCCATCAAAAAGAAGAGAGCTTCTACAGAATATAAAGCTCTCCAGCAGGCCTTGTTTGATGATGGAGAGATCACACCTGATGAAGAGGCTGCTTGGCGCAAGGTGAGAGACCCTTCTGATACTCGTACGTTAGGAGACTTAAGGCTCGAGTTCTTGGATGATTATCAATTGGATCAATTGGAGCGCAGAGCTGGACTTAAGTCTCAACGCGCTGCCACGTCTGATCGGCTAGCTCAAGCCCGAAGCGACTTGGCCTCTATGAAAAAGGCTCCCAAATTCACTGCTGAGGAAGTCCAGAAAAGAGCAGCGGGCGCTTACCAAGGAATGGCTGAGTCAAAGGTTCCTCTTGGATTGAATTCAATCCTTGCTCAAATGAATGAAGACGAAGTCAGAGCAATGCAGGCAACTCATGCAGCGCGAAGCGGAAACGTCTCAACAAGAGAAGAGCATCGTCGCACTGCAGAGCAGTTGGAGAAGCACACGCCAAGAGAGCTTTGGTGGTCTAAGCTTGCTGAAATGTCTGGATCGTTTTCAGATGATCCTGATGAGCAGAATGAGTACCGAAAAGGCGTAGGAAGCATTCTGGCTCAAGCCATTATCAATAAAGTAAACTTGCGAAAAGATCGCTACGCTTCTCAAACTGAAGCGCCTGCAGAAGACACTCCTGAACAACCTGGGGGCTGATCATGGCAAGACCGCCAGAAATACAAACTAATCTTCCGTTGTTGCCTGAAGACCCATTCACAACACCAGGAATTGATTTAAATGCTTTGGACCCTGCGTCACGTAAGAAATACGATTCATACGTAAATCGTGGCTATAGTGGCGCAGAGCTAAAGGCTCGGTACGACCGGCTAATCGCCGCACAGCAATCTGCCCTTCACAGGATACAGAACCCTGTGGCGCCGCCCGCAGCGCGGGAAGAGGCGCCTGCCAGTGAAACTGTTGTGTCGGAAGTTGCTGATCGGTCTAGAGTCGAAACTCGAAAAGCTGCTGGGCGTCAGCAAGAGTTAGACTGGCTTATTGAGGACAAAGTGAGGGCAGGAGAAGAGTACAGTTGGCCTCAACTTCAAATGGAGTCTGCCAGAAAAGTACAAGAGTTTGAGAAGGGCTATACAAAGCCTGCATCATTAAGCCCATATCCTCAGGCGGTTACAGGGGCAGATACCCGAGACGTCTCTCCGTCTAGGGTCTTTCAGGAAGCAGGGCTACCAGAAGCCGTAAAAGAAGTGTGGCGCCAACAGCCATTGGCAAAGCCTAAAGGCAGAGGGATTAGCAGCGATGAGGGCGCAGCCGCAGCCGCAGCTATTGAATTCTCAGCCTGGGAAAGCTTTGCAAAACAATTCGGCCTCCCAATGGGGCGCGATTGGGTTTCTGCTTCTGATGAGGAGTTGTCATCAGGGACTTTCAAACAAGACAAGATTAACGCGTGGAAGTCAGCTTACACTGATTTTACACGAACTCCAGACATGGATTGGTACAAAAAGTACATGCCTGAGCAGGCGGAGGTCTTAAGAAGAAACCTTCAGCGCGCTGGCGTTTATGGCGGCACAGCGGCCTATAACGCTTCTGCGCGTGTCGCAAAGCAAAAACAAAATGTCTGGATACGAGAGCTAGAGAAAGCCAAAGTCAAAGCTGAATTTGAATATACCAGCCAGCTTAAAACTAAGATGAAGCGCATCTTTGAGCAGGCGCTGCGCGAAGAGGCTTGGGACTCAGGGGAAATGAAGCCCGACGAGGAACAGCTCTTAAAAGACGCAGAGACCATGGCTGACCAATATCTAAGGGAATGGGTCAGCACCAATATCCCTCGTCTTGATATGGACCGTGCTCGTCGAGTGAAAAAACAAATGGAGAACATCGAGCGGAGAAGCTCAGGGACCCTTGAAGATATAGCGCGTCATATAGGAGAAGATGTCTCTACTTGGCTTTATGAGCCCTCAGAAAGCGTCATGGTTGAGAGTGAGTTTCTTCGAACCATGAGGTTCGTTGCCTCTCCCGTAATCAGGGCCGTCGCTGAAGGCGTCTTGATGCCGTTTACCTACGATAGGCTCCCAGGGGGTCAGCCTGTTGATCCTTTAGACATAAACTATTTAGCGGGAAAAAAGTTCTCTGAAAAGAATCGAGAATATTACGAGAAGCTCGCTAGTGGAGAAGAGCCAAGCCTGATCGAGAGGGCCAAGCATTACTCTACATATTTGGGAATCCCTTCGCTAGCCCTGCCTCGAACCGAAGGCGTTACAGGTATCTCTACCCCTACCCCCAGGAGGACTGATCCTGAGAAGTATGGCATCTTAGGCCCAGCATTAGCGCACTTATCTGGCGCTAGTGATGCCTACATGATGAACGTCTTAGAAGGCTGGGAGTCAGGCCGCTTTACATTGGAAGATGTGCAAGCCATTGAGGGGATGACGGACTCGGTGTTTGGAATACCAGCTATGGCAGCAGCCATCGGGTTAGAGCTAGCGATTCCCATCTCTCCACTTACGATGGGATCTCAAGTCATAAGAGCTGGACAATACGTTGCAGGGGGTGCTGCCAAGGCCGCTCGAGGTGCGCAAAAGTTTGCACAGCCAACACTCTATAATATGTTTTTAGAGTCAGGCTTAGTGCGTTCTCCTGAGGATTTAGCGGCTGCTTTGAATGCCAAGACGCCTTCTGTATTCAACAACCGTCTTGATGTGATGGCTGACTTCTTGGCCAATCCTGTCACTACTTTGGCCGCTAAGTACGGCCACGGGCGCTCACGTGTCAAGATGACGGTCGAGGCCTCGAAAGGCTTGAAAGGAGCAGAAACCAACACCCGTTGGGACTGGTCGTCCACTCCAAGGGTGATGGGTCGGTGGCTTGCAAAACGCGCCACTGATGGCTTTGTTGAGTTTGCTGAGGCCTCTGGTAAGCCTGAGGATTTTGGCCCTCTTCTGCTTAGGTGGACTCAAGAGAGAGTGCAGCAAGCTGCAGACCCTGCAATTGCAGAAGGCTTTAAAAGAATGGAGAGGGCTCTCCAGGCAAACCCTGAACTCCTGAAAGCAGAGAACGCTGTTCAGACTCGAACTCTAATAGAAGACATTTGGACTTCAGTTTTACTTCAATCAAAGCAAGTTCAGGCTGACACCGTTTTTGCAAACGGAAACTTAGATGTGCTGATGACTCGCGCAACTAAGCAAAAGATTCAACGCCCAGCTCAAGCTGAGACTAAGAAGGTAGCTCAGACTTTAGAAAAAGGCCGCGATGGTTTTTGGGAAATTGTTATTGATGAAACTGCGCTGAACAACCTTTTTAAGGTTCGCCCTCCCACTCCTGGGTTGCAACGAGCTTTAAAGCGTATGGAAAGCCGAAGAACTCAATCCAAAATGAAGTTGTTTGAGCTTAGCCCTCATAAGGCTACTGATAATGAGCAGCGCTTATTGTTCAATTGGATTGAATCCACAATCATGCTTCGAATGGCCAAAGAGCTTGATGATGGTGTCGCCACTTTGATTCGTCCTGAAGCATTCAAGGGCATTGAGGTGCCCGTTGGTATTGCTCCTGGGAAAATCGTTGATTACTTTCCTAAGGATTCTAGAGGCCTGCTTGGAAAGGCTGGGCATCAAGTCGGAAAAGTTATAGACAAAGTCCCCGTGTTTCGAGACATCCGCGTTGGGGGCGGCCCAGGACGAAGAATTCCTGCTCTTCGTCTTATGCAAACTATCGCTGCCCGCCAGGGGTACGACAAAGCCTCGGTGCTTCGAGGCGCTGTACGTGGAGAAGAGGTGCCTTATGCTGTTCGGATGGCTGGGAGCTTTGTTCAGCGTGTATTGCCAGATGTCTTAAAGCCTGCTTCTGACCGCATGACGCCGTGGGTTAATCCACGGGTGATTCGAATTGCTTCGAACTTTGAGCAAGAGGCCTATGATGTGCCTCGCGCATTCAATCAAATGATGATTGATGCTCAACAGGAATACAAGAACCCTTATGATGCATTTACTTCGGTGCTTCAAGACATCTGGAGTAAATCTGCGGATGAGGGGGAGACTGCGGAGAGGTTTTATCATTCTGTATTTTCATACTATTTGAACGCCAAAGGCAGACAAGAGAGCCTGCTAAAGCCTCGCGGCTTTGAAACGGCTGCAGACTATAGTTCGTCCGCAGAAGACATTTGGAAGACGAAGCCTGTCCGCCGAGTTGAAGAGTCTCTTAGTGAAGTTGACTTATATGAAGTCATGTCTGCATATAAGGGCTTGATGGGAGAAGATGTCTTCTCAGAGATGGAAAACCTGCAGCGTATTTTGCCTGACTTTTTAAACGAAGTTGTGTTGGCTGCTCGCGGCGATGAGACATCTAAGCTGATGAAGTTGCCTGCTTGGAAAAGCAGCCTCCAAAGAATCTTGGCAGGCCGTGAAGGTGAGCTGGGCTTTCTCAAGACAACGGCACTCCAAAACGCAATAGACCATTTTGGCCCAGCGTTTAAAGAGTTCATTCGGGCTGAAGGGGCAGGTGATCTCTCTAAAGTCAAGGTTGAAGATCGTCATTTTATGGCAGCAGTTGCTGTTGCCGCTCAACAAGAAATGGTCTCTCAAAAGTTTACTGAAATGGCAGACCGTTTGATGACAGAGTTTCCTGAGCTTATTGTTAAGCCACAGCGCACTGAGTCTGAATGGTCCCTCCCCCGAGGGGGAATGCAAGACTTAGAAGGGCATGAGTCCGTTTATCGGCACATTCTCTCTGGGTACGCTGAGAAATTGATTCGCGCACGCTTTGGTACTGATCCAAAGAAAGTCTACGAGCGCGTTCTTTCTGACTTCTTTTATGGCGGTGATCTTACCAGCGTTGGGCTTCAGAACTTTTTAAAGAACAACATCAACAAGATGATGTCTGACGCTGGTGTTGCGTCTGTTCAAGATGACATGGCGGCTTATCTTGATGCGTTAGATCCAACCAGCAAGCGCGTTATGTTTGGCCATCCAGGAGACCCGCCTCCTGAATTTAAGGAGTGGAATGATCAAGTTGAACGATGGAAGACAGGCCTTGGCTACCATCCAAACTTGGACCCTCGATGGATTGATCAAGACACTGGCTTTGGGACGGCAAAGAAAGACATTATTGACCAGTACAAGCAACAACTGGCTCGCTGGGAACACGGTGAAGAGCAGAGCAATTTCTTTGACATGTGGGCTGGCAAGAGAGTTGTAGACGCAGGACCAATGCCTGACCGAAGAAACTTCGGTTCGACTCCTGAATTTAACAAAGCGATGCAACACTGGAAGGAGCGAAATACCTTAAAAGACGGGGAGTGGGTTTCTGTCGAAGAGAGCTTGAAAGATGATGTCTTTGTTGGTTCTTTGAACGACATTATTGAGAAGGCAAAAATAGATCACCTGCTGACCCCTAAAGCTCCTGAAATCGCTAGCGCTTATAAGACTCTGTTTGATACAGATACTATGGAGACCGTTTACGATAAGGTCTTGTCTCCTGGAGCTAGAGCGAAAATTGATAAAGCGGCTCAAGCCAAAGCTCCTGATCGGAATTATTTTATACCACTTTATATGGAAGACCCAGACCTCCAACGGGAAGTCCTGAATGATTACATGGCTCGCACAGGGTTCTCTGAAGAACTCGCTCAAGAGTGGCGCAGAACAGGATACATTGCTCAGCAAGAAGGAAAACACGTAGGCTTCATTAAGCGTATGCGTGAGAAAGCTGAAGAGGTCTATCGTGTATTCGCTGATGAAGAGATTGATAAAACCAGAGACTGGTTGATCTATGAAGCGATTGCGAACCTTCAAAGAGATGCTACCAAAGTAGTTGAGAGAGCACAGACTTCTGGTAAGTACGCTTATGTCCGTCCTGTGTACGAAGGAATGGACCCTAAGTCTATTGCGAATTTTCGCCCTGATGAGCTGGATAAAATTATGCAGCCCTGGGTTCTGGATGACGTGAAGTTCCCCCCTGGGTCTGAAGAATATCGAGCAGCAAACCTTCAGCTTTTAAAAGAGTGGGGAGGGACTGAAAAAGTATTGGAGACGCTGAATGACTTTCAACGTCGAGGGCTCGGTTTTCCAACTGGTCTTGAAGTCGTGCGGTTTGAAAGAGGTCGTGTTTCTGAGGTTGCAGTCATTGCTGCTAATGAAAAGAACGCCAAGCTCTTGGATTTATTTAGCACCATAAAGACGCCAAAAAAGCTTGAAGGAGAAGCGACCTTAGTTCAATATGTTGGCGATGATCCTAGGCGTCTTTCAAGAACTGTAGCCCAAAAAGATTTGCCCCCTGCTGGGCGCCAAAGAACCGCCGAGTTTGGCTTTGAGCCCAAACGCGAAGTCTTCGCTCCTGTTCCTGACGGCGACCCACGGGCTCCTTTTATGTGGGCTCAAATAAAAGCTGATGAGCTGGGGCGAGACCTTGAAGAGGCTGAAGGTGTTTTTCGCATAGTCAATCCGTCGACAGCATGGAAAGAACTAAAAAACAACCCAGAGAGAGTGCAGCAGATAATCGCTCAAGCCTATGATGACGCGCTCTACAGGGCCACTAGCTTAGAGGTTGCCGACATCATGGCAGGCCTTAACAACGCTGGTTTTCCTATTGGCGGGTCCGACCTCTCTCAATCTCCCAAGCTGATGCCTTCAATGATCTCGTTGAAGGATGATGTGTATTTGTTGGGCGATCCAGTGCTAGCTCGAACAATTGATTTAGTTCGAGGTAAAGCGATTGAAGGCAAGCTTGGTCGTGGCCTTGATTCTCTTAGGAAGTCTGAAAATATTGGCGAAGCTCTTTTAACAAATATTGGTTCTATTTGGCTTGCCAGCCGTCGAATGCAAGCAAGTGGTTTGATGGGTATTAGCCCGCGTTACCAAGGCACAAACGTAATCACGTGGCCTTTGATTCAGATGGTCACTAACCCTTCAATGGTCGCTCGGACTTTATCAGAGTTTACTGCTGACTTCTTTGAAGCTGCACGAGTTAGTGTTGCGAAAGAGTTTCGTGGCACAGGACGGCGATTTGGTTTGCTGAGCACCGCTGAGTTTGGCGACACTCGTACTGCACTTCAGTTTTTACAGGACTCATTAGACAAGCTAAAATCGAACTACGGAGATTTCTTTGATTGGTCTGTCACCATGCAGAGAGCCTATGAT